TACGCGACATCTTCGGATGGTGGCCCGGTCTGGCGGCCGATCGTGGAAGATGACAAGCCGACGTTTGATGACACTCAAGACCTAACCAGGTCGGAAGTCATCGAAGCCAGTCAGGTCCGTATTGCCTGGACGGTCTCCGACAAAGCGCTGGAGCAGGCGAAGGCGGATCGCATTCGGAAGATCAACAAAGAGGCCGGCGCGCGCATCCTGGCGATCATGCCGGAATACAAACAGCGCAACGCTTTGGCATTGGGTCTCAATCTGACGTTGGATCATGGCCCGGATGTCTCGGCATGGCCGGCAGACGCAAAAATTGCCTATGCAGCATATTCGGCACTGTGGTCGGCAATTAGCGATGTTCGCACGGCCAGCAATGCATCCGTTGCGCTGATCGAGGCTGCGAACGACGTTGCAGGTGTTCGCTCTGTCGATGTGGTGTGGCCCAGTGCTTAGTGTCACGAACCTAAACGGGTTCAATGCAAAAGCAGCTCCGGCAGCGGGTGGCGGTGGGATCTCGTTTGTTGGCAGCGCATCCGACACGGACAACGGCGGCGCCGGGTTCAACATGACATTACCAGGTGGGCTGCTTGAAAACGATCTCGTTTTAGGGATTGCCAGTTGCGATGCTGGATCGGCGGCAACGCCAACAGGCTACACGTCGATTTCAAACGGCGACAACAACTCAATCCAACACACCCTATCGTATAAATTTATGGGCAGCACGCCCGACACGGTGTTCCCCGTTCCCGATATGAGCCCATCCAGCGGCGTCTCTGCCGTCGCAATGGTGTTTCGTGGCGTCGATACCAGCACCCCACTGGATGCCACAACAACGAGTGCAACAGCGGTCTCCGGTGATCCAAATTGCCCGTCAATAACCACAGTGACGGACGGCGCGTTCGTTGTAGCTGTCGGGTTCATTGATGACGATGCGATTTCATCGTGCAGCATCTCCGGTTATTCTGACGTTGATTTTGCCGGCATCCTCTTTGCCTCAAACATGATGGCTTACAAAGAAATCGAAACAGCCGGCGCGGAAGATCCTGCAACATTTGTCACTGATGGAACTGACGCTTGGTTGGCTTTCTCCGTAGCACTGAGGCCCGCATAGATGCAGAACTACCTCGCACCATTCGCCCAAGGTCAGCCGGTGATGCACGATGCGCCGCAACAGGCGCCATGGTATCGCCAGCGACCCCTCGAGCATCCGCAGTGTAAACGCAGCCTTTGATCCTGCTCGTTCCGGCAGTGCCAACATTCTCGCGGCTCATCCATTTGCCGGCGCCATGCCAACCTATCAAACCGAACAACCTCGCAACTTCCTGTCGGGGGGGATCTACTGATGGCACCTAGACCAATATCCCTTGGCACCACATCAAACCCGGCTCGGTATCCTCAAGCGGGCAATTCTCGGCTGATCAACTGTTATGCGGAGTCAGCCGGCGCTGAGGGGAAAATACAATGGCCGATATACGCGACTGACGGCCTGACAGACTTCGCAACGCTGGCAAATGGCGGCGGCATTCGCGCCATGCTGGCGTTAGGTTCAAGCCTGTACGTTGTTGCGGGTCGGCTAGTGTTCCGTGTTGATGTGTCCGGCTCAGCAACGCAGATCGGCGGCATGCCAACAACTGGTCCTGTTTACATGGTGGCGAACGGTAGAGAGTCAGGCCAGCAGATCGGCATTGCGTCCGATGGCTTGTTCGGGATCATCGATCAGGGCGCGTTTGATCTCTACCAGGACGCAAATCTTCGCGGTCCGAATAGCATCGCGATCGTTGACGGTTACACGATCGCAACCGCAGGGCGAGGCTATTGGCAGGTTTCCGGCCAGAACAATATGCGCTCATGGGATGCGCTTGAGACAGCCAACGCTGAAAGCTACCCGGATGAGATTTTGCGGGTTATCGCGCACGAGCGTGAGGCTGTATTTATCGGATCGGAGTCAGTCGAATGGTGGCGCAACACAGGCGCTGCTGATTTCAGCTTTGGACGGGTCGCAACCAAGCAAATCGGAACTGTGTCGGGCAATAGCGTTGCTCGGGTTGGTGAAACATTTGCATGGGTTGATCACAACAACCAGGTGCGCATCCGCAATGGCTACGGTGGGCAGGTTGTCTCCAATGGTGCCGTTTCGCGGGCTATTTCCGACTTGACCGACAAGACGTTAATCAAAGGCTTCGGTTGGTCTCGCGGAGATCACTCATTCTATGCCATTCGTTGCCCGTCATGGTGTTGGGTATTCGATCTGCAAACAGGTTTTTGGCATGAGCGGCAGAGCTACGATTCTGCCACATGGCGCGTCGGTGATGTTGTCCGGTTTGGCAACAAGCTGATTGCAGGTGATGCAACGACCGGCAAGCTCTACGAAATGAGCGACACGGCATACGACGAAGCAGGAAACCCGCTGGTGATGACCATTCAGCCGCCAAGCGTTCATGGATACCCGCGCGGCGTGAAGATACCAGGGGTTCACCTTGATGTGATCGCAGGCGTTGGCGCCATCAGTTCAGATGAAGACGACGCAGATCCGCAATTGATGGTGCGCCATTCGTTTGACGGCGGTGAAAACTGGTCAGCAGAACGTCGGGAAAGCATTGGACGTGCCGGCAAGTCTCTAAAACGGATCAAGATGCGCCGGTTCGGCAAGTCAGATGAAGACGGGTTCCAGTTTCAGTTCAAAGTATCAGCCAACGTTATCAAAGGCGTGACGGGATTTGCCGTCGATGCGCAACCGTTGAGGGCCTGACATGGCAACAACACTCCCGCCACTCCCACAAGACACGAAGATATCACCAGAGCTATACGCCTGGCTGAAAGCCGTTGAAACGATCATCAGAGAATTGCAGGAGGCCGAATAAATGGGGTTCTTTGATAGCCTATCGGGATCTTCCCAACGCCGAGACATTCGAGCCGGCCAAGAGGGAATGAATCGCGCGTACAGCAACGCGGGGAAGACAACGAGAGAGTATGCCGGCAGGGCTATCAACCATCTCACGCCCTACGCCAACCAAGGCAACCAAGCCTATGGGCAGTATGCTGATGCTATCGGCGTAAACGGTAATGATGCTCAGAGCGGATACTGGGACAACTACCAAGCAGACCCGCAACGAGGCTACGACGAGGACCGGGCTATTGATGGCGTTAATCGCTCAATGTCAGCCCGTGGCATGTCTCGAAGTGGTTTTGGTGCCCTAGCTGGTGCAAGAGCTGGAATGGACGCAGGGCGATCTTATACGACGGAACGCCTAAATCGTCTTCAAGGCCTCGGGCAACAAGGCTATAGCGCATCTAATCAACTTGCCAACATCGATCTCAATACAGGCAACACACTAGCAGGTTACGACATCGGCGAGGGCCAGAATAACCAAGCGGCCCACATGGGACTTGCTGGAACCAGGAATATGGGCTGGAATTCGGCTCTCAAGGTCGGCGGCATGGCTCTTAGTGCAGCGACTGGTATGCCGGTGGGTATGGGAAGTAGTGGGGGCACCACTATGAGCAGCGGTCACAACGTTGGCATGGGCCCATCAGGCTACGGCGGCGATGATACCGGACCAGGCGGCGGCTACGGCTCCAACTTCCTTAGATTCAGGGGGTAACTACTAATGCCACCAAATTATCTCCTTCCCCGTCACGCGATGGAGCTCAACACTCAGCCGATGGTCAACGCCTTAAACGGCTATCGCCAGCAGCAGAACCGTAACCAACAGTTCGAACGCCAGGGAGAATTCCGCCAGCAAGACCTCGACTGGCGCCAAGGACAAGCCAACCAGGCACAGCAGAACTTTCTGTCAAACCAGGAGTTCAGGCAGGGCCAAGCTGATCGATCGCAGGGGAATGCCGATAGATCTTTCGGACTGCAAGAGCGTACGTTTGACGCGAACCAGGAACATCGAAAGGCTCAGCTTGGCATCCAGCGCGCCGGCGCCGGAACACGCTCGAAAGAGCTTGAGCTACGCCGCCGTAAACTTGAATTCGAAATTCGCAAGCTGAAGAATGGAGACCCGCTGAAATCAGCGAAGGTGAAGCTGCTTCAGCAACTCATGGGCGGCCAGGAAGCGCCCGCAGGCGCTCAGCAACCACAATTGCTACCGCAGAGCAATGAGACAACAGAACAGCCGCCACAGGTCGTCCCTACCGGCGCAGATGGTAATCCAGCTCAAGATCCAAACTTGATTCCGGCGCAGGCCGCTGATGGGACTCCAGGACAGCAGCCTGCAGGCTCTCCTATGGATAATCTGACGCCAGCACAACGGCAGGCTATGGCGCTCAACCTCGTAAGTCCAGGTATGGGCAATGCTCTGCTTGCGAACGACAAGGGCGAAAAGTTCGACAAAGCCACCAAGAACAAAATCGAAGGCAAGATCTTTGATACCGCCGAAGGTATGAGCCGGCTTGATGGTATTCAGAAGTCGTTCAAGCCTGAGTTCATGACTATGGGCGGCGGGCTGAAGGCTGGCTGGATCAAGATGGTTGATAAGATCCGCGCTGGAGGCATGAAGCCAACGCCGGAGCAGACCAAATATCTGACGGAATACACTCAGTTTAAACAGGATGCTTGGGATAACCTCAATAGGTACATAAAGGAAATTACAGGCGCGCAGATGAGCGAAGCTGAGGCCGCCCGTCTCATGCGTTCAATGCCTAACCCTGGCACGTCATTTTATGACGGAGACTCACCATCGGAGTTCAAGGCGAAGATGGATAATTCCGTTCGTCAGCTCAAGCTTGCGGCTGCTCGCTACACCTATCTCCGCAGTGCTCGCTTCAAAGGAAAGCGCATGATCGGTCCTGGTGGGAAATCTAACATATCTATTCAACAGATGCGCGGGATCATGAACAAGCGCGCTACTGAGATCTATCGGGAAATGAAGAAGTCAAATCCTGGCATGGACGGAAATCTTATTCGCGCCCAGGCTGATCAGGCAACTCTGAGAGAGTTCGGCATATGAGCGGAGACATCTTTGATCGGGTAGAAAGATCTGCGGCGGCTCCTCAGCAAGACGCTGTGCCGGTGGGTGGTGATATCTTCGATCGAGTAGACGGACGGGTTGCTGCGCAATCAGACTTTGGCGTCGATTTCAGCCAATCGAAAGCCGTTGTGCGCCGCGCGATCAAAGCGCTACCAAAGGGGCAGCAGAAAGCTGCAATGCGCAAGTGGGCTGACACGTTCGTTGCAAAAGAGAGAAAGGCCGGTAAGGGTTCTATTGGTCAGAACGTGAATGACGTTGTGCGAAACCTTACGACGGGAACAGTCGTAGGCTCATGGTTGAACGAAGCCAACGCCGCAACGTCTGCGGCGTTGGGTGGAGACTACGACGAAGCTATCGCCTATCAGAACGCGACAGACCGAGCCATTAGCAAAGACAGCACCACTCGCTTTACGCTGCCATACATCGGTGAGGTGAAGGACAGCGGGCTGCAAAAGCTTGCCGGGGGGGTCTTGTCTGCGCCAATCACGCCTGTAGTGCGCGCATGGCAAGCGGCCGGGGCGGCTCCTAGAATTTTCAATGGTCTTGTGTCTGGCGCTCTTTATGGTGGTGTTTATGGTGCTGGCGAAGATGGCGGGCAAGGTCGTGCAGTCAATGCGGGAATTGGCTTCGGCGCCGGCGTCGTTGGTGGTGCTGCCATTCCCGCAGCAGCCGCAGGTGGATCTAGGGCCATCAATTACCTATCGTCCCGCGCGCCGTTGCCCAACCAGTTACGCCAGTTTGATCGCAGGGCCGTTACCGGAGTATCTGATGCGGTGCGCCAAGACGGAATTACGCCAAGACGCTTGACGCATGCAGGTGTTCCGAATGATCACGGCACGGTAACAGCATTAGGTTCACAAGGCATGATTGCCGACCTTGGCCAGAATACATCCAGCCTGGCCGGTGGTATTATGAAACGGCAAGGCACTGGTGCAGGCATTGCAAGCCAAGCTATTCGTGCACGTCGTCGCGGCGCGCAAGGTCGAATTGATGACGCGACAACTGCAACACTTGGCCGGCCTCTCAACACTGTTCAAACCCAGAGGCAAGCGTTGGAGGCAACACGTGCTGCTGCCGATCCGCATTATAGAGCATTCTACGACGGGCCAGTTGTGACGGTTACGCCAGAGCTGGGACGTGCCCTTCAAGGGGCTGCAACAACACCAGCTTTCCAGCAAACATTAAACAGCATGAGACGGCGTAATTTGCCCGTCAATTTTGAAACGGGAACCAACGTCAATCAGTTTTTGGATCGACTACGGCGCAATGTATCAAGCTTAGCTAATAAGACGGCTGGATCCAATATCAACCCGGGTGACCGTTCGCTTGCGAGTGAATATACCGCCATCGCCCGAACTATAAACCGGGAAATTGATAATGCGCTGAGTCCAGGCAATCCAGCAGCAGGCCCCTATGCGCAAGCGCGGGCCATTGCCGGCGAAGGCTTACAATATGAAAGTGGGCTGAAAGCTGGTGAGCGGTCAATTGCTAAGAACGTTTCACCGAACCAGGTTCGGGCTGACATGGATCAGATGCCGCCAGCAGAACAGTTAGGGCTGCGTGAAGGACAGCGCCGTGGTTTACGTGACCTAATGGAGACCACCACAACGCGATTTGGGCGGGCACCAACGGCTGGCATCCGCCAAATGATAGGACCGCAGGCGAGGCAAAAGATTGCCTTGGCAGCACCAGCTGGTCGCGCTGCAACCGGAATGCGAAGAACAAGCCCCGTAGTGTTCGAAGATTATCACCCTTTTCCTAATAATCAGCCTGGACCACGTTTGGAAGCACCAACCATGGCGCCGGGTCAACTGGCACGAACAGTAGATCAGGAAGCCTGGTTCAATCGACTGTATGAAAAGGGTGTTCAGAACAGTCAGGCCAATGCGAATGCAAACGCTCAAAGAGTCTTGCCGTCGCAGCCTGGCGATCTGTCAGGGCCAACGTACCGAAACGCCACCTATTTGGGCATGGGAATGGAGACCGGAACGAGGCTACTGAATGCGCTTCGCAACACGTCGATAAATGAATCCAACGACCGCATTGTCGCTGATATGGCTCGAATGCTTGTCGCGCAGGGAGGTGACCGGCAAGCAATCGCACAAGGCTTGGTACAATTTGCACGCAATCAGAATTTGACTGGGCAACATTTACAGCGATTGGAAGGGGTTGTTGAGATCGTGATGCGAGGCGGTCAACCCGCGACGGTCAATTCGTTGGTTGGCCCGTGAAGGCCAACCAAAAACCAATGACGGGTATAAAAAGGGCAGAAATCAAAGCGGGTATGGCGGTCAAATTCTGATTGCGAAGCGTGAACTCACCGCGCCACAACGAGCGGAACACAAGAAAGTAAGTGAAGGCCATGCCTGGCAGCAGAGTCAATGCAATCATCAATAAGGCTGCTGTTAACCGAGGCTCAGCCCCTGCGAACACTGACCATAGAGCGCCACCGGTAAGTGCAAACCAGATCACTGCCAAACGTACGATGTAACGCCTAGCCTCAAAAATGGCTTCGTCTCTTGAATCGAAGCGAACCTTGTCAGCGTCATCCATTCAATAAATCTCCTCAATACACAGCGGGGAGTATAAACGCTTGACACGACGCTAATCGACTTTTTCATACTCGAACCTGGGCCAGACAGGATTCGGGCCGAGGTCCAGCTTTGAGGAGGATAGTTCGTCGAGCGTCTTGAGCCATCGGCCTCTCGTGTAGATATACTTTCGGCCTTGAAAGAAACGGACGTCACCTTCGTGGCCTTCCGGAAATTCGATCATTCGAGTTACTCCTTCGGCAATAGCTACAACTGTGTGATGCGCGGCCTCTTGGTCGCGGTATTTGACTTGATATGATCACGCAGCGCTAACGTGATGTAAGAAGACAATGATCGTTCATCAGCGTTTGCAAGCAGTTGCAAAGCCTCTCTCATGTCGGGGTCGAGGCGCAGTGAAATCGGATGCATTTTTTTTGGTGGTCGCATGAGCCATTTGTAGCCATCGGTAGTTGACAGTTCAACTTATGGATCGTAGCCTAACGTAGTCTTTTGTAGCTATGAGGTTGCGTCATGTCATTTCCGAGTGAGTCCACAGATACCGTTGCAACGCACGAAATAAGACAAAAACACCAACATAAAATCCTCGGTGCAGAACCGCAGTTGATCACAATCGAAGCAATTGCTGAGACCTTAGTATTAATGGCCGGGTCTACCGCGTTCGACCAGGACGATGGAATTCAAAGATCGATGGTGTTCCTTGCTGGTACACTGATGGATGAAAGCCAGAAGCTTAGGAAGAGGCTCTATGAGTAAGGAACTCACAGCAGAGCAAGTTCGTGAGCTGCTCGATTATGATCCGGAAACAGGAAAGCTGTACTGGCGCAATCGCGATAGAAACATGTTCCCGAATGATCGTATATGGAAGACCTGGAATACGCGGTACTCCGGCAAGG